TCCTATGATAGAGGGTGGTCATTCATTAAAAAATTGGGGAATAAAATTAGGTCAGAATAAAATAGCTTTTGAACAGTTTGATTTTTTTAGTGAAGAGATGTTAGTCTACTGTCGTAATGATGTAGACTTAACTCAAAAGTTATATAAATTTTTAATTAAAAGAACAGAAGATTTTGGAGAGTCTATTGAATTAGAACATGAGGTTGCTAAGATTATACAGAAGCAACATGAACGTGGTTTTAAAATAGATATAGTCGAAGCCAATATGTTACAAGCTAAGTTCCAAGAGGACATGAATATCTTACAAAGTAAAGTAAGAGAAACATTTCCACCTTTAAAAATAGAAACAGAATTTATTCCTAAGTCTAATAATAAAACAAGAGGATATGTAAAGGGAGTTCCTTTTATTAAAGTTAAATATAAAGAATTTAATTTAGGTTCACGTCAACAAATAGCTGAACGTCTAGTTATGTTAGGATGGAAACCTAAAAAGAAAACAGAGAAAGGACATACTATAGTTGATGAAAAAGTTTTATCACAAATTAAAAATATTCCTGAAGCTGAATTAATAAAAAATTTTCTCACTCTTCAGAAAAGAATTGCTCAAGTTAATTCTTGGATTGAAGCGACAAGAGAAGATGGAAGAGTACATGGCAAAGTAATTACCAATGGTACTATTACTGGAAGAATGAGTCATCAGTCGCCCAATATGGCTCAAGTTCCTGCTGTGTATTCTCCCTATGGTAAAGAGTGCAGAGAATTATGGGTGGTTAATAATAAATATAAATTAGTAGGTGTTGATGCTTCAGGACTTGAGTTGAGAATGTTAGCACACTACATGAATGATAAGGATTATATACATGAAATCGTTAATGGAGATATACACACTACAAATCAAATTGCTGCTGGTTTGGAATCGAGAGATGAGAGCAAAACTTTCATATATGCATTCATCTATGGAGCAGGTTCCAAAAAAATCGGAAGCATCATTGGAGGTAATGAAAGAGATGGAGATAGAGTTAAAGAAAAATTTCTTAGAGCAACGCCAAGTCTTAGACGCTTACGAGAAAAGGTGGATGGAGTTTCTAAAAAGAGATGGATTAGAGGACTCGACCAAAGAAGAATCATAATTAGGCATCCTCATGCCGCTTTAAATACCTTATTACAGGGTGCTGGAAGTTGTGTTATGAAAAAAGCGTTGACACTACTCCATAAAAATGTTATAAGAAAACAAATAAAAGCATTTCCAGTTGTAAATGTACATGATGAATTTCAATACGAGGTTGAAGAAAATAGAGCCGAAGAGTTTGGAAAGTTAGCAGTACAATCAATTATAGATGCAGGTAAACAATTAAATATAAGGTGTCCTTTAGATGGAAAATATAAAGTCGGAAGTAACTGGGCAGAAACACATTAGTACATTAGCTAAAGATATTAAATCTTTAATAGCTAATATCTCTGATGGAAAACCTGCTAAAATAACAGAAGAAAATATGGATAAGTTCCTTAAGAATATTAAGGAATCTTTTAAGGCATGGAATACTCCTAGTAAAGAAACAGATGGGAAGTTAAGAATGTCTGTATTAGGTAAACCTACTAGACAATTATGGTATGATAAGTATAGCCCAAAAGAAACAGGAAAATATGATACAAGTTTAAATTTAAAATTTTTATATGGTCATATATTAGAACATTTAGTTTTATACTTAGCAGAATTATCTGGTCATAAAGTTGAGCATCAACAAAAGAAAGTGGAGATTGATAATATCAAAGGACATTTAGATGCAGTTGTAGATGGAGAAGTCTGTGATGTTAAGTCAGCTTCAGCTTTTGGATTTAAAAAATTTAAGAATGGAGAGTTAGTTGGTGATGACCCATTTGGTTATCTCGCCCAGCTATCAGGATATGAAACAGGTATGGGTACAAGTCATGGTGGTTTCTTAGTTGTTGATAAATCAACTGGAGATATATGTTTGTATAGACCTGATGAGTTAGCTAAACCCAATGTTCCTACTCTAATTAAAAACTTAAAAGAAACTTTAGAAAGTAAAATACCACCTGAGAAATGTTATTCATTAACAGAAACAAAAGGTGGAAACAAATCATTACCTATTGGTTGTCAATATTGTTCTCATAAGTGGGAATGTCATTCAGATACTAATGGTGGTAAAGGTTTAAGAGTATTTAAGTATGCTAATAAAAATGTTTTCTTAGCTGAAGTTAACAAGAAACCTAACGTAGAAGAGATAACACAAAACTTTACAGAAGAATTAAAGTATTATGGAAAGCGTATTAAAGCATAAGCATTTATTAGTTAGGGCTGAAGTGTTAGAGCCACCTAAAGATTTAAAGGCGATAAAGAAATGGACTCGTTCTTTAATTAAAGATATTGATATGAAAATATTAGGTGGACCTTATACAAAGTATTGTGAGATGGAAGGTAATAGAGGATTAACTTGTGTTACTATAATAGAAACATCACACATTACTTTGCATTCATGGGATGAGGTAAGCCCTGCTTTAGTACAGTTAGATGTTTATAGTTGTAAGGAGTTAGATGAAAAGATTGTGTTTGATTATGTTTATAAGTTTCAACCAATAAGAATGTCTTATAGATATTTTGATAGAGAAAAGAATTTTAAATTACTTAAGTTAAAAAAATGAAAAATAAAGACTTATATAAACCCTTACCTGAAAATGAATGTATTAATCTTACCATTTCTAAAAGTAAGATACAAGGGTTAGGATTGTTTACAAAATTATTTGCACCCAAAGGTGTTAACTTTGGTGTTAGTCATTATAAAATTAAGGATGAAATAATTCGTACACCTTTAGGTGGTTTTATAAATCATTCTGATAACCCTAATTGTGAGAAAGTAAAGACAGTAGGTACAAATTATAATAAATATAATTTAATTGCTATAAGAGATATAAAAGCATGGGAAGAATTAACTCTTGAATATACTTTTTATAAATTAAAATGATAATGATGATTAAAACTATAGGAGGTTTATTATTATTAAGTCTTGCTGGAGGACTTATAATTTATTTTATTAAAGATTATAAGTATACTTCTAAGAAGAAGAAAAAGAAATGAATACCAAACAAATGAGTAAGGTAAGAAACAAAGCTAAACATATTATGGTTGAATGGCTTAAAGGATTATTAAATCCTGATGAGCAAAAGAAAGTTAATGTTAAGAATGTATTTAAATTATTACCTAATCAAACTCATTATTGGCAAGGTACAACATTACATTTACAACCATGGTCTTATAAATGGATAGTTAAAAAATTAAAAAAGAATCCTCATTGGACTATAGATGATTTAAATAATTGCTTACAACCTACAGAGAAACAATTAAGGAGACAGAAGATGATGGAGCATGGACCTTTATAATGACAAAGAATACTAAGTTTGATTTAGATTTAAAGTATGGTCAGATACGAGAGAAGAGAGTAGCTGATTTATTAATGGGAGGTAAGGTTGAGATTAAAACTGAACGTAGTTGGTGGAGAAAGACAGGTAATATTGCTATTGAATATGAATTTAGAGGGAAGCCAAGTGGTATAGAGAAGACAGAATCTAAATGGTGGTTTCATATTCTAGAACTTAATGGTAAAGAACATTGTATGTTAGTCTTTAGAGTAGCAAGATTAAGAAAGATTGTCAAGAAGTATAAGAAGACACACACAAAAGAGATAGGAGATTATAGAGCATCTAAATGTGTAGTGTTACCTATTAAAGAATTATTTACAGAGGGGTGCTATGCATTATAAGTATGACAAATAAAGATATGTTTAAAAGTCTAGGATATGATTCACTTGATAAGCAGGTAGATGGCAACCATTATAAAGGTATGAAGATACAACCTGCAGAATTTATTAATGAAAACAATTTATTATTTGCAGAAGGAAATGCAATTAAATATATTTGTAGACATAGTAAAAAAGGAAAAGAAAAGGATATACAAAAAGCAATACATTATCTAGAAATGATTTTGGAAAGGGATTATAATGAGTAATGACGAAGCAACAATAAGACAATTAGAAAAGAGAGCATCAGGATTTAGAAGATTAATAACAAGCTTAAATGATTTATCTATATATGGTATCAACCCTACTAGAGATAAAATATTATTTGTTAGAATATCTGAACTTAAAGAACATCTTAAGAAAAAGATAACAAGAAATAATGAAAGACTTAATGAACATTACACAACCAGCATTGACAGTTTAGCTGATGATGATGGACAAGTGGGTGTTGTTGGTCAGTTAGTTGTTGATGATTCTAAAAAAGAAAAGATTAGTGTTATGACTGAAGAGGAAGAGTATCGTAATGCAGGTATCACTAAAGAAGAAGCAGAAAGAAAGATTACATAATGAATGAAGAACAAGATAGAGCTGAAGCATCTTCTTATGAAGATGAAGTTAGTTCAAGACGAACTGTTTCAATACCCTTAAAAG